AATCAAGCACATTTACTGGCGAACCAGTAATCATTGAATATGAGGCTTTTGTCAACGACATAACTTGTCCTTTTACACTTGGTAAATTATTGTTGCATAAACAATAGAACTAGATAAGTCTACGTTCGTTGCCCCAGCGGTTGCGTTATTTTTATCGAAGATGAACGTTGTTACGCCAGCCCCAGCATAAATACCGCGCATAGTAATTACAGCAGTAGTTGCAGCAATGTAGCCTTGAACGGTTGCGCTTCCGTAACTTCCAGATGTAAAAGGCAACCCGCCAACAATAGCAGTAAGAATGCTTGCCGTTACGGGGTAAGTAATAGCCATGTTGCAAGTAACCAATCGCCCAATTTTTGTGTATGTTGCGCCGTTAATTCCTAAAGTTAATCCAGCACCAGATTGATCGCTAGGTGTCCAAGTGCCTTCCTCATAGTCAGCCAGCAACTCGCTAGTCATGCCAGCAGGATGGCTGGTAATAGAAAAGTCAATGCCTTTGCCAGATGTGCCAATAACTAGGTTGCCAGTGGATAGGGTAACGTCGCCCGACAGCGTAGGCGAGGCAGACAGTACCGTGTTGCCAGTGCCTGTGCTGGTGGTAACGCCTGTACCGCCGTTAGCTACTGGTAATGTGCCTGTAATCCTGCTGGCGTTAATGACTGAATTTGCTACTTTTAACATGGCGATTCCTAGTTGTAAACAACTTCAATGATGGATGTGTCGGGCGGTGCTTCGGTAAACGTTACCGTGCCGCTAGTGACCGTATAAGTGTTGCGGTTTTGGTAGACGCCGTTGATGTAGATGGCAGTAAAACCATTGACCACCGAGAAAGCAGTTGTTGTTCCGTCACCCGTAGCATTAGAGGCAAAAGTGCTGCCGTTAATGTTGTCTACCGTCCAGATTAACACGCCTACGCTGGTGTAAAGGGCAAACTTGTAGATGCCACCTTCTAGCCACACATTGGCCTCGCCACGGCTGTCCAAGACAATGGGGTTAGTGTTAGCGCTGACGCCAGTGGAATCGGTGTAGGTGGCTAATGGTGTAGTCGAGCCAGCTTCGTAGGTGTACAGCAGCCCACCGGCCAAAGGTGCGCCGTTGGCATCAAAGAATTGCAGCTTGGGCGTGGGGGATAGTGATGTGGTAGCCATATTACATACCTTGGTTTGGTGGCGGCATTATTTCAGGTGGCATCATCATTTCCTGCGGCTCCATTGGCATAGAACTCATCAGATCACCGCTGGTAATCATGCCTTGCACAGTACCCAGCACAATCTCTTGTATCTGGTCAGGCGTCATGGCAGCGGCCATTGCGGTCATGCGTTTGGTTTCTACATCGTAGGCTTTAACCTCAGAGTCAAACCGCTTGATCTCCAAAGTCTGCGCTTCCATTGACTCTTGGACGTTTTGCAGCATTTCTTGCATCTGCTGCATTTCCTGCCCCATTGCCTGCATCTGCATATTGGCAGCTTGCAGGGCTGGGTCTTCATCGTCGCTCAAGAGTTTGGGGTCAATGGTCTTAGCCAGCCGTTTAGCTAACTCATCTGCCCCAGGCCAATCCATTGCCTTAACAAACAAGTCGCCTGCAATCTGCATAAGCGCCGGGTTGCCTTGCAGCAGTTGGGCCATTTCTTCTCGTGTCTCTTGGCGTCTGGTGCTGTAGCTGGGGCCGGTCGTCACCACCACATCGTACTTGCCAACATTGGGGTTGTAGATTTTGTCAATCTCAATGCCTTCTTGATTGACGATCCGCTTGACCGGCATCTCTTGCGACGGGTCAATCTTTGCCATCTCAGTATCGCCGTCCTCACCAATGATTCGGGCAATACGCTGGGTATCGTAGATTTTGGGGATCATGTCCACCAGTTGCCGGGTCACATAGCGTATGGCACGGGCTAAGTTGTCAACATAGTGATAGGTTCCAACGTCACCCTCGCGCTGACGGGCTAGGATGGCCTTGCCGCTGCGCTCGTTACCGCCCATGCCCAGACTAGCGTTGTACTGCCCGGTTGCGGCTTTAATGTCTTCAGATGCCCCCGATTTGGCTTGCAAAAGGCCACTAGAGGCCATCGGAGGCTGGGCACGTTGTGGCAGTGGCAGAGTAGCGCCAGCGCCATCAGTCACATCTGGGTTGACCTCAAGGTAGGGCCAGTTGGTGGTGTTGGCTGTCTTCCACTGAGTCTCGTACCCCTCGAACTGCCCACCGTAGCCAATAAACGGAGCCTTGGGCGCCAGGGCCAGCATCTCAGCTTCCTGGCTCACCCAATAGTTGTACATCCGCTGGGCGTCCTTGGCATTCCGCACCAAACCCGAGACATAAATCTGCCCGTTGACCTCAAACTCATTGCCCACCACCCGCACAATGGGGATGTACTTACCCGCCCAATCGCGCTTCTCCAGCACCTCGTAACCGTTGGTCTTGACCCAGCAAACCTTTTCCCGCTGCGAAATCCGAGTCTTTAACGGCTTGCCGTAAAGCATCTTAAGTTGCTTGTCATCAGGCGTGTTATTAAACGCCGTGATGTTGTTGGGGTACAGGTTGAGTGTCTCGGCCTTGTACTCCCGATAAAAGTACTCCGCAATCCGGACAGTCTCATCGCGCAGCCATTGCTGTAGGTCTTGATCGCCAATCCCAAGGGACTGCAAACTACTGATAGGCGCAGCGTCTGGGTACAGGCGCTCGTACTCGTCTTTCGGTACATCGTCAGTGACAAAGCACCACCGCGCATCCGCACCGCATGGGTCTTGGATTGCAGGATCCATGTAGACCGAGAATGAGTTGCGAATTCGGCCAATCTTGAGTTCCTGGTCAAAGCTGTTCTCATCGCAGTACTCAGTTAGTACCCGAATGTAGCCTTCGCCATAGGTAACCTGGTTCTCGCAGGCGGTTGCGTAGGCAATGTCAGCGTCACTGATGTACTCAATGTGCCGCACAATACCGTTGAATATCTCCGCCATCTCAGGGTCAGCAACGTCATCCGCAGGTATAACTTTGCCGCTGGGCTTGTTGTACCGTTGGTCGTTGGTGACTTGCCGAACGTGCTGTGGCAGCTTGTTGATAGTCAGGCAGGGACGGGCGTTGATAGTCTGCCCTTGGACGGCCCCGCGAGTCGCCAGTACATCAGCAGGCCACTGCCACTGGTTGTCTGGACTACCCGCCATAAACCTCAGGTCATCGAGTTCATTGTTGCGCGAGTCGCTAAAGGCATCTATCGCCATCGTCATGCGCGAACGCATGGTGGACAGCATATCGCCGTACTCTTTGTCGTCGCCGCCGCCCCCACCAACATCGGCAACCTTGCCAACCTTGTTAATGCCGGTGTAGTCAGCCATTATTTTTGCGCCTTCTTTTTGACCGCATACGCTATCGCCACGGCCTGTTTGACAGGCTTGCCTGCCTTGACCTCGGCCCTAATATTGGCTTTAAACGCCGCAGGCGTAGGTGACTTTTTGAGTGGCATGGCTATTTTTTCTTCGCCGTCTTGGCCGAATTTACAAAATCTTGCTTGCTAGGCGCTGCCTTGCTGCCGACTTTGTTCATCTTCTCGCCAGAGCCAGCCTTAATACGGGCTTGTTTGGCGTTGATGTTGGCGTAGAGGCCGGGTTTGCTAGATTTCATGTTTTCTTCCTTGCCATAGATTTGTGGAGGCTAGGTTCCATCTTTTTTTCCATAGCGGCATAGGCTTTTTTGCTTGGGGCCATTTTCTTTTCAGCAGCCTCCATTTTTTTGGATTCGCCTTTGCCAAACGGATTCATTTTCTTTGTAGCCATGATTAGCACTTCCATCGTTTAAGGGCTGCTTTAGCACGTTCGCCATCTTTGGCATTCGCCGCTACTGCACCCATTCTTGCACAAAATGAATCCTTGCGGCCTTGGTCTGCCTTGGTCTTGGGGTTAGGCGCAGGAGCCTTCAAGTTAGAGCCAGTGGCTGCATTGTAGACAGCCCTACCCTTGGCAGTCAAACCAGCGCCCTTGGACGTTGGCAGCTTCTCGCCACGCCCAACTGATAGAGATACGTTTTTCTTCATGACCCCATCCATCCAGTAGATACCGCCGAGTGATCCGAGTACCTGCGCGGCGCGGCTTCACGGTACTCCCGATGCGCCACAGGGAAAGCAAACGTCACGCATATCGCATCCGCAGCGTCTGGACTGGCTAAACCTCGGGCTTTCATTTCTTTCTTGCTCTCCAAGAAGATCGTACCCCGTGAGTCAGGCTTCATTAGGGGGCTAATAAGGTCTGTTTTAAGAAACCTATCCTGCGGAATACTAGCAGATTTCAACCACGCTTTCATATCACCCCACATCTGCGCCCTCATATTTCCATACATTATCGGGTTTTTGGACTTGTTCCCAAAGTTTACCCCCTTGATCTTGTACCGCTGCTCCTTGAGCCTATCCACAATCCCCGCCCCCAGCCCACCCTCATCAATCACCACCATCGCAGGCTTGTACTCCTCCATTGCCTCAATGATATGCCCCACCACCGTCATGGTGTCATCACCTCTATACTTCTTTATAGACACAATATCCCGCCCCTGCCGCACCGCAATCACCGTCGCATCAGCCCCAAATCGCGCAGGATCCACACCAATGATGATAGGCGCTGAGTTGTCCTTGTACTTAGGCCGTTTCATCGCCTCATCCACCACATCTGACGGTATAAACTGGTCATCCCCCGCCCGTGGGAACTCACCATACACCTCAACGTGCGCCTGGGCGCTGTCCGGCCCGTATTCATCAATAATCCGCCCATAAACCGCCTTGTCCGTACCCTCCACCGTCCTCGCATCCACCACCTTAGTCACCCAAAAGTCCCTCTTTGAGTGAAAAGTCTCGTAAAAGTACCCCGTGTTGCGCCGTGGGTTAGAAAACGCCAGCCAAAAACGATTCGGCGTGTTCTCCGTGAAGAATCCACCAGTGACAGACCAAATGCTGTCATCAATACCTGACGCTTCGTCAAAGATCACCAGCACACCGTCAAAATTGTGTACGCCAGCATAGGCATCTGGGTTCTCCGCTGACCACAGCCTGCCTTCTACACCCCAATACCTTGTACCCTTCTTTAAATCCTGCTCCACCAGGTCAGTCAACCATTTAGCCGGCGCCACTCTGGTGGCACTAACTTCAAACCAGTGGCTGTTCAACCCCATAGCCAGCCACTTGGTTATCTCCGCCCAAGTAATGCTGCGTAACTGATTCTCCGAGTTAGCCGAAATAATGGTTGTGCTGCCAATACGAGTTGACACCATCCATATAGTCAGCCATGACACTAATGCTGACTTACCAATACCCCGTCCAGAAGATATTGCTTCTTGCAATACGCTGTACATTATCTCTTCGTTAGATTTACTCTCACCATTTATTTTATTCTTTGCAATATGCTCAGTAATATCTTGCAATACTTCCCTCTGCCATTTTCTTGGGCCAGAGAAATACTCCAGTGGAGTACCCTTAACTCCCCAAGGAAACAAATACTTAACAAAAGCCAGAGGATTATCTTTTAATGCAGGACTCCAAAGTACCGCCATTAACTCCTGCTCATCTTCTGGTTTATATATTGTGGTTTGCATGGTGTGAGTATGTTAATAAAAAATGGCAACGGAGAGAATATATATTAAAAAAATAAAAAACGTTCACGAGCCATCCGTAACCGTGACCACAGCCGCTCGGCCCTCCCCCCCCTATTCTTGGTCGGCGTCATCATGCACAGCTTGCACAATAGATGCACTCAGCCGCGGTGTAACGTCCACAACGTCCACAAGGCGCGCCTGGGCAGCGGCGAGCGCTCCACTAATACTAATACGGGTGTCGGACACGGACACGTCTAGGCGATCGCCATAGATTTTTGGTGCGAGCTTGCTGAGAAACCATTTTCGGGTATCGACCTGTAGCTGGCGCTGACGGACCATGCCGGGGTCGGTCGCTCCGTTGTCTAACTTAGCTACTGGTGCATCCGCCAGTTCTAAGATTTCATCAGCCATTTTGTCTAAAAGAGCTTGACGCGCACGGGCGTATTGTTTTGCTAGTTCGGGGTCGGCGTCAACCGCCCGAAGGAACCTAGCCGGGTCTAGGCCTGTTTTAATGCATGCCTTGCGAAGTGACAACCCTTCAGACACCATTAGGTCAACCGCCAAGTTAGACAGTTCTGCCCTTTGATCTGTTACACCATACATGTTAGTACCTCCTAACTTAATTTACTGACCCCATAGTCAGCAATGGGTGCATTTTAGCCATGCATCCCTTTACACAATACACATATCCTAAGGATATATGTGTAAATTGTGTAAGAAACGGGCTGTTTTGCCCCTTTTTTACACAATGCACAATGTATGAATTGTGCAAGAAATGTAAGGGTAAACCCTAACAACCATACTGTACAAACGATCAGTACAAAATACATGGTTTGCTGTCACATATGTGACTGACTGGCTGTAATAAAATCCGTGACACTACTCCACGTTAACAACCCAAACCAAAGGAAAACACTATGTCGTATTCTGAAATGAACCGCACCACTTACATGGCGCATCGAGCCAGCATCCGCGCTAATGGTGAGCGTCACGGCTTGAAATGGATTGAGTGCCCATTAGAGCGCGCCGATATGCAACGTCTTTGCAATCAAAACTATGACCACTTGCTGCAGCGTCTGGCCTATGTCAAGCTAGGTACGCCCGAACTGGCGCGTAATGCCCTCATGTTGACCACTCCATTTAAAACAAGTGAAGCCACACGTTTTGGTGCCTGATCACATCCTGTAGCGCATCACTGGTGCGCTATGTGATGTCATCCGACATCGTCAACCAACTAGGATCAACCATGAAGCAGACCGTCAACCTTGAGTCATTTATGCAAGCATTCCATGCTTATAACCGCTATGAGCAATTCGGTTATGACGCCTTGAAGGTATTGTTTGAATACTGCGAAGACATCAACCCAGATATGGAACTGGACGTTATCGCGCTTTGCTGCGATTACTCGCATTCTGACACCATGACCATTGCCAATGATTATTGTATTGATCTTTCAGATTGTGCAGAAGCCGAAGATCGCGCCGATGTTGTCCGTGACTGGCTAAATGAGCATACATCAATCATTGGTGAAACTGATCAGGGTTTTGTTTATTGTTCTGCGTTTTGAGCGTAATTAACCTAATGCTCTGCGAGCCAGGGCATTGTGGCAATTATGCCAATTAACCTAAGGAAAATTATGGAACACGCAACAATCGAAACCACTACAGCCACAATCGACAATGATCTAATGATCATGCCAGGCCATCTTGCAGCCATTGCCATGTTTGCAGCTAAAAAAGATATCCGGCATTATCTAATGGGCGTATGCATTGACACCGGACCTGCTGGCGCGTTTTTAGTCGCTACCTGCGGCCATGCTATGGCAGTGCACCAGATCGACAATGTGGCTCGGCCTGCCGGTCAACTTATCATGCCACTGGTGCCACTTGCCAGCATGATTAAGGCAAATAGGCGCGTTGGTATCAAGTTAACCCTGCCTGCTGGTTTTGCAGGTAAGTATGACAACAATATCCGTGTCAAACGTCAGGTAACGCTCGAATCACTCAAGGGTGAAATTTCCATAGTGCCAGAAATGGACGGCATTTTCCCGGACTGGCGTAGAGTGGCGCGTTATGACGATGCACCATACCCGCAGCAAGTGTTCTTTAATCCTCACTATCTGGTCCGAGTTGCCGATGCTGCGGACCTGATCAGCGAGCGTAAATTTGCGGTACAGGTCCGCCCAGGTGGCACTGGTGTAGGTTTTGCCACGTTGGACCATGAAGGCAAGACAGTTGCCTATGTAATGCCGATCAGGGGCACCATTGACGATCTGCCCAGCAAACCCACAATGACTTATTGATCAAATAACCCTCTAGCCCTTACCCTGTAAGGGTTTATAGCTATCATTTTAGGAGTGAACGACATGGAATCATTGTTTAACGTGTGGGCAGATGGTCAGCATTCAAAAACCACCATCTTGGCAAACAGTATGCCCGATGCACTTGATATATTTTGCGCCCGACATGGGTTTATAGACCACGCCGACTATTGCCAAGAAAAGCAATTGACAGAATCCAATATCAACATTCAAGAGGTCACAAGGTGAAAAAACTATTGTGGACCCTGATACAAGGCCTTATCGGCGCTGCCGTATGGGGTCTTCCCTTTATCTACTATTTTTGGAGCATGAAACCATGAAAAAGCAAACTTACGTTCAGGCGCTTATGCGTCAACCAGTAGCATGGATAAAAGCCAGTGCGGCCACGCCTAATGGTCACATGACGCCTATGCATATTTTGCTGCATTATGTGGCGCTTCGCAGAATGGGGGAGATATGACCGACTATGACGATTGGCGCGACGATGCGCGAGACCAGGCCCGACTTATGGCCGATGATGGCCCTGATGATGGTGAACTAGGCATATGCCCTGCCTGTAGCGGGTCTGGTGAAGGGATGCATGAGGGTACTACGTGCTATAGCTGCAAAGGGGCGGGAGAATGTTAGACCACGACATTACCGACAAAATCCACCACCTGATGCACCTATATGCATGGTGCAGCCAGGAGGCAATGGAGTACTTGTACTATGAACCGCACGACCCGGTAGACTGGCTCGGCACCCGGTGGGAGGGTGAACCATGCTGATGGCCGCCCTATTTGCCGCCCTGCTGGCGCTGCTGCTTAACTTGTAACGATACCTGAAACGATACCAAGCCCGACTAACCCTCGGGCTTTGTCGTTTCTATCT